ATGATCTCAGGATACAAGGCGTCAAAAAGTTGGGGACTGCTGGGCGCGGTGCAGGCCAGCTTGAACGGAGCCCTGGTATTGCTGAACCACACGATCACCCACGCCGCCAGCGCGGTCTTGCCCGGCCCATGGCACGATCGGATCGCAATCCGGGTGTGCCCCCTCGCCAGCGCCCGCAGCGCCCGCAGCTGCCAGTCGTCCGGTTCCGCGTTGAGGACTTCCCTGACAAACGCGATCGGCGCCCGGGCATACCGCGCCAGGCTGACGTCGTACGGGTTCGGTGACCTGGCGATCGCCTCGGCCCAGGTCGGCGGCATCCGTTCCGCATAGTCATTCGTGGTGGCGGTATAGTCGTTCATGGAGGATGGCATGCCAAAGGACAACAAGGATTATGCACACGACGTAGCAGACTGGATCGTTGACGAGACCGATATGGCGCGCGCTGAAGAACTCTCCAGAAAGATCGAGGCGCAATTCACCGGTTATGCCAACGGCGAAATAGCCTGCGCCCTGGCTGGGGCGATCAACGGCCTGTGCGACGCGGAACAGGAGTTTGGTGACTGGTATCTGTCGGCGTTGTTCCTCATCGCCTCACGCCAGTCAGTCCACAACAAGTCCTAGTCATGCATCTCACTCGGCAGTGGCGGCAGCGTCCGCGCGCCGGGTCGCAGTGGCTGCGGGCGCGGCTGGCGGGGTTCCGGCGCAGGAATGGTGCCAGGTTGCTGCCGCATCTTCGGCAGCTGCAACGCCTGCGTCTGCTTGGTGACGCTGTATTTGCTGCGCCCCAGCATGCGCCCGATCAGCACCGGACCGAGCCCGGCATCCCAGAGTTGCCGCAACAACGTGCGCTCCTCGTCCGTCCAGGGAACCGACACAACGTGCTTCATGCTGGCTGGCATGGCGGCTCTCCGCGCGGTAGGTGTGGCCCGTGGGGTGGAGCAGTCCGGTAGCTCGTCAGGCTCATAACCTGAAGGTCAGCGGTTCAAATCCGCTCCCCGCAACCGCCTCAATTGTGGCAACTGGCACTTCTCTAGGGGTCAGGCGTGGTAATGGGCGTTTTGAAGAGTAGGAGGCCACGGTGAAGCTCGGTTTCCGGCGTGACTTCGATCCTGCCCTGCTCTCGTGGGGAGGCCCGGATGAGCCAGCGGCCGAGGAATGCTCGATCTGCGACGCGCCATTTAGCGAGGACGACGTGCCGCTGATCATGTGGCGCGAGGACGGCTGGTGCGTGCGCCTCTGCGACGCCTGCGTGGAGCGGTGGATCGAGTTCCGCCGCGCAGGTGAGGGGCAGGTTGATGAGTAGGAGGTGGCATGACCGACCTTATCGTGATGCGGCTGGCCAACATGCATCGGGTGCATCCCCGCCAGGACAACTCTCGCGTCTGCGCTACGTGCGGCGAACAGGTCGGCATCTATCCGTCTGGGCAGGCCATGTTGGCGGCCGATCCGTCGATCCGGCTCATCTGCGATGTATGCCGCACCCCGGCTGACATCACGTTCCTGGCGCCCGGCGCCGAGCGTGAGCCGTTCGAGTCAGAGGACCGGAGATAATTATCCTCCCGTGGGCTACTCTCCAAAATCAGCCTTTTGAAGCCTCACGGACACTTGCCCAGCCGCCACAACCGGTCGTCCGCCGTGCCGCCCGAGGTCAACATCGCGCCGTCCACCAACCCCTGATGATACAGCCACTGCAATAGCCGGAACGTCGTCCGCAACTCGCTCTCACGGTGCCAGCCACCATCCGCCAGTCGTGCCAACACGCGACGCTCAGCCTTGCTCATTGCTGCTTCAGGCAGCTCTCGATGATCCGGGTGATCATCACGTTGCGCACCTCGGTGTTGTGCTGGAACACGTAGGCGGCGACCCCCAAAAACGCGATATTCATGATCACGAGCAGCAGAAAGGCCGGCGGCAATGCGCGGATGAGCTTCTCGGACACTGAAGCCCACGTCCCGCCATTGCCGCCATTGCGACCATTCCCGTTATGCCCCGACGGTGGTGCGCTTGTCATAGACCGACACGCCGCCGTCCAGGGCCTGGATACACTTGCCCAGCCGCATCGAGGCATCCTCCAGATGGCGATAGGCCAGCATCACGTTGGCGATCGCCTCGCCGTCAGTGAGCTGCCCCTTCAGCGCCAGCATGTCCGCAGCGGTGTCCTTGATGGCGCCCCGCAGGTCGTTGATGGCCTCGATCTGCTTGTCGCTCATGACACCCGCCGCGGCCGCACCAAGCCCAGTCCCAGCAACCCGACGCCCAGCAGCGCCAGACTCGCCGGCTCCGGCACCGCATTGGCCGAGAACGTGCCGCTGACATTGGAGGTGAACGATCCAATACTCGTGCCCACAATCGCAAAGCCTGGCGCGATATTGGTGAACGCCAGCCCCACCGCCAACGGCGCAGACAACGACGTAATCACATCGCTGGTGAACGACGCCAGATCAGGCGGCGCACCAACCGCCAACGCCCCACCAGTCCCCGTCCCAAACACCAGATCAGTGAACGATCCACTGAGGTAGTTGGTGCCGGTCATCCCCGTGCCGCTGAAGATGCTGAACGATCCCGCATAGTGCTGGGCAGCACCGCTACCCAGTGGCTGTGCCAGGTCAGTGGATGTGACGTTGAGGTCGAAGAAAGCAGCGACCGGCGACCCATTCTGGAGCTGCGTGATGCCGATCGGAGCATCGACAGCCGTGATCGTGGTCTGATCCTGTGCTGCGTTCTCAGTCGCAGTGATCGGCGCGCCACTGGACTGGCCAAACACCAAAATCGTGTCGGCATAGGCGGCCACATGGAAGAAGCAGGCGCCCGCGATGATGCTGACGCCGAGCAGTGCTCGTTTCATGACGTGAAGCCCCTGTGGGTTATAAAGTGAGCGGAATTTGTCCGTCTGTCGTTGCTACTTCGGCTGTGCGTGCGGCGGCAGCGCGTGACCAGGGCGCAGCGAGGGGTCCACGCAAACGTACCGCCACCCCAAGCCAGGTATGCCCACGACAACCCAGAACTTCTGCGATGGCAGCGCATTGTCGATCTGACCACCCTGCCCGCCCGGTAAGGTATTGTCCGGCCGACCACCGCCAGGAAGCGGCTGCGTGCTGCCAGCCGGCGGCCGCACCGGTCCCGTCGTCGGATACACCGGGCCACCAGGTGACGGCCAAATGGTCCCCGGATGCACCGGCAGCGTATTGTCTGGCCCGATCGGCACGATAGGCCGCGAGAACGATGGCGGCGGCCAGATCCCAACAGGCGGCTCAGGCAACGTGTTGTCCGGGCCAATCGGCGGCGTCCCAGGCAACTCATTGCTCGGGTAATTCGTCCCCTGATCCGCCAGCGTCAATACCCCACCGGTGATGCGAAATGTCGGCATCAGATGTCTCCTTGTGTTGATGCGTCGTTGCGTCGTTACGTAATTACGTAGTCGTGCCCCGTGTCGTCACATCACCACCGCGACGATCGGGGCAACGCACAGCGCCATGATAGCCAGTAGCCCGACGATGATGACGCCCCACGGGGGTGCCGGGATCACGTGACACCAGCAATGCAGATCACCACGACAATCAGCACCAGCTCACCAAGCACAATCAAGGGCGTCATCGCAACAACGGCCGCCCACCACCGATCGGCGCTAACCCCGCAAAATCCAGCAACAACAGGATCAGGATCAGGCACGCAATCACCGTCACTATCACACGCGCCACCTGCTGGAACGGCGCCGGCAACGGGATCACGCTCAGCACATACAGCACCAGCCACAGCACAATCCCAATGATCAACAAATACACCAGCAACAGTATCAGCGATGATATCATGGCCGTATATCCGGATGTGTAGTCGCTTCACACACAACCCGCGCCACCCCCTCCACCATCACCAACCAACACCCGCACGCACACGCACCGCTGGGCTCAAACGCCCGCAGCACGCCGCACCGCAAGCATCGCGGGAATATCGAGAGCGAAAGAGTGTCGCATGTCATGTGTATATGCCGGTGTATATACTAGTGGGATTTGTGCTAAAAATTTCGGGAGAGTGTGAGGGTGGGCGTGGGTGTCAGTCGATGCTGCGTGAAGGGGGGCACCAACACCCCCTCGATCGTGGTGGTGATGCGATACGCCTAGAGCGTTGGCGTTGCTGTGTGCGCGCGGCTGGTCTGCATCGATGCGGGCTGTGTTGGTTCGCTACTCTGTGCCAGCACGGCGCGCACTCTGGCTAGCTCATCAGCCAACTCCTTGGTCATTGGCCTGGTCTGCCAACGATGCAGGCTGTGCTGCCTGCCTAAGCCCTTCGGATGCACTCTAACGACAGCCATCTGTGGCATTGCGCTGCTACCTGTGGTTACGGCCGATAATCAGGGTTTGCGGACACGATAACGCACATCACCGCAGTCTCTCGTTGTTCGTGGCACGTGTAGGTTGCAGCCACTATGTATATACCGCTGTCAGCACAGGCAGGTGTAGCTACATAGAGCGCGCTATTCCTCGGGCAATGGGGCATCGAGCAATGATGCAGGCGGCGCATCTTGTGCCTGCGGCTCTAGCGTAACTATGCGCTTTGCCTGGCCCTGCAGCTCCTGCGATACACGCATTGCTGCTTCGAGATGGAAGTGGAGATGGTTGGCACCATCGCTGACGATATGCGCTGGCATCACCTTGGCCAGCAGTGACATGAAAACGCTCGGGTTCTCAAGTGCTTGCTTGGCCAAGTAGCGCACGCCGCCGACGTTGTGCAGTGCTTGCAGCATCATGCCTCGCACGTCTGCATTGACGCCGTTCGGGATGCCTTTTCGACTGCCGCCTTTGGGCATCGTCTTCACTCTCTCGACCGAGCTTAGAGAAAGCAACAGCTTAGCTCCCTTTCTTTACACTGCCATCAGGCGTGACAATTAGTATCCACACCCACATAACCTGTTGACACACATTAACGGCTATGGTTATATGTCGTCATACACCAACAGGAGACGACGAATGACCGACGAACAATGGAAGGCGCTGTCGAAGGATCTGAAGGAGCCGGTGTTCGGGGCCAAGGTGAAGTTGAGCAAGGCTCAGAGGGTAGCGTTGGCTGCTTACAACTTCCGGCTTGCGCAGGAGGATCGTTACTTAGGTTCGGTGTTTGTGACGCCGATGGGTCAGCGGAAGGTTGAGGCGGAGACGTCGGCTGCGTATGCGGCGTGCAAGTCGCTTGGGATGGGTCCTGAGCACGGGCTGTAGATAATTACATCCATCCGAAGATACCTGTTGACATCCACACACATCCATCATACATTGTCGTCATACACAGACACCGAGCAACAGGAGACGACGAATGACCAACACCGCAATCCTTCGTTCCTTCGCTTCATCTGCACAGGCCCGTGCGGCTGGTTACAGCACTCTGGAGTGGCTGCGTGCGTTCAGCATTGCTGAGCATGCTGCTCGGATTGAGGTGAGCCACGCGATTACTGACCGTGAGATGGAGGGTTGAGCGATGAGCGTCCCCGACATGATCACGGCGTGTGTAGCTGGGTTTGGTGGGATTGAGCGGATAGATCCGAGTGGTGCGGCTTACAAGCGGCTGTGTGCGATCCTGGACGGTGCGGATGATGAGGCGTTGCGTGCGGTGCATCATGCCAACATCAGGTTTGCATCGAAGCTGGCGTTCAACCGGATGATCCGTCGTGGGTTGGTGTCATGAGTGAGGCATTGCCTGCGGCGGCGACGGCGAACGCGCGCATCACGATCTACGTGTCGGCACAACTTGATGAGCAGATCCGGCGAGCTGCTGAAGAGGCTGGGCAGTCGCTGTCGGTGTGGATGGTTCGTGCGGCGCGAGCTGCACTCTCCAGATCGGAGATAGGGCGATGAATGAGGAGACGGGGGCTGTGGATATTCTGGCCATAGCGTCGGCGTCTCTATCGGAGGCTCGTCGGGCGCTTGATTGCGCGAGGATGTTGCAGGCTGGTCCGGCGGCTGAGTTACGATACCAGCTTGCGTTGGTTGAGGTTGGGTTGGCTGAGCGTGGCATGGCGGCGGCGCGTGATCTGGCGATTTCAATGGAGGCTAGAAGTCGTCCCGGCTGACAAGTGCATCGAATGGGTAGGTGACTTCGCGGAGTTGTCCGAGGAACAACACCCCCACGGTGGCATTCTCGCCCTCCACTGCGAGCACGACCCCTGGCAGGCCCATGAGCGGCCCCACGCGAGGCGCCACAGCGTCGCCTGATGCCCACCGGGCCTCTTTCCGCTGTTGGGTAGCGGCCAACGCCTCCACGCCGCGTAGCACGCTCACAGCGCTCTCTGGTAGTAGATACGGGTTTTGGCCTGCCATCATGAGGCGATTGACCCCGCGGGAGTGGGCGATGGGCGCCCAGGGCGATTGTATGCCCACGAACAGGTAGCTGGTGAACAGCGGCACGGCGATGCGGTGGGTCATGGTGCGGGTGACGCGGTCCATGCGCAGGACTGAGCGGGTGAGCAGCCAGACCTGGTAGCCTTGGCGGCGGAGGTTGAGTGCGGCCCAGTGCTCGGCTTGTGGGTGGGTGTGGACGACGCCCCAACGGCTACCGCACCCGAGGTCACCGACTGCGGGTTCGGGTGTAGCTACGCACTGTGGCTGGTTGGCGTCAAGCGGCATGAGGGCGATCGGGCTTTTCGGCGAGGGGCTTGGTGCGGAGGAGGACGTTGCGTCGGCCCTTGCCGCAGTTGGGGCACTGGAGCGTTCGGATGTGAGCGATCCAGGTGGCGACGGGGCAGTTTGACGGCTGCCAGTCGTCCCACCAGTGGCCGCAGGCTTTGCATGCGCACCAGAGGGGCTCGAAGGTGGGGCGGTTGGTCATGGCATCAGGCGCTGAGCCTCCTCCACAACCTATGGTTAGGGGGCCGGACAATAATTCAAGCCGGACATAAATACTTCTGTCCGGCATTTCTGTCCGGCCTGTTTCCGGCTGCTCACAAGGCGCAAAAACCCCAGGCAGTCTGCGGCTTTGCTGCAAATCATCTCGGGCATCCGGAGCCGGATGGAATTCCCCCTTAAGGGGGGAATTACCATCCGTCCAGGCCGGACAATGCCGGGAATTATGTCCGGCCTATTTTTGTCCGGCATTCTGTCCGGCATTTCTGTCCGGCTCATGACACTACCTCTGGTTGCACGATCCAGACCCATTTGTCCCTGATGGCGACGGTTTCGAGGGTGAGTAGACGATCTGCGGCGCGCCTGAAGGACTTGAGTTTGGTGTCGGTTTTGTCGTCCTCGACGCAGGCGCGGGAGTAGAATTCGGTGCGCCAGCGCTCCTCACGAACGGCTGGCAGGTTGGCTGGAGCGATGCCGTGCTGGCCTTCCATGACAATCAGGTCGGCGAGGATTTTACGGGCGATGAAGGTCTTTTCGTCATTGGCTGGCCGGCCGCGCCCGTTGGCATGACTATGAGGCTTGGGCGCCTTGTCGGATGGGACGGCGAGCTTGATGAGCACGGGGTCGCCGTTTGTGAACGTCCATGACGGATGCGGGCATGGCTTCAGCTCGAAATGGATGGGCGCGAACGACATACCCCGTAGCTTGCCCTGCCAGTGGAGTGTCGTCACGTTTTGTTCGTCATCCGCCCAGAGCGTCAAATTGCCATCGACCTCGTTGAGGAACGAGCCGCCGCCGCGTGGGAGCAGATTGGTTTCATCGGCATGTTTGGTGGGGTGGGTGGCGATGATGACGGCGGGTCGGCCTGGCATGGCAGGGAAGTGCTTTCGCAGCATTCTGGCCCACGTGATGGCGTTGGCATTGCTGTCCTCGTCGTCATCGAAGCGATATGCGGCCGACGTGTCGAGGACGACCATAGCGGTTTCACCGCCGGCCGCGGCCATCTGGATGGCTTGCTCGGGCATGCTGGCGAGGTCGAAGGCGCCGGCCATCACGACCATATCCAGATTGCGGGGATCGATGCCCCAGTGTCGGCATGCGGTGTGGATCTTCTGCGCGAAGTCGGAGGGGTTTTCGCCGGCGAACCAGACCACGCGACCTGCCACGGTATGCTTCCCCGCCACCGGGCGCCCGCTGGCTACGCAGAGAGCGATATACAGCAACACGGCGGTTTTGCCATGCGATGTCAGCGCTGTGAGCGTGTAGAGGCTGGCACGCTGGATCAGCGGCTCGATGAGGTATTCCGGAGGCTTCTGCGCGCTGATGAAGGCGCTGACGGATTGCGCCCACGGCACGCCGGTATCGTCACGGGCCTGCTGTTTCTGCTCAACCGCTGTGATGAAGTCGTGGTGCGCCTTTTTCCATTCAGCGACAACGTCGTTGCGCAGGTTGGTGTGGCGCGCGAGTTTGCCGCCGCAAATAGCGATCGTCATTGAGATTTGCTCAGGGATGATCGCCCGGTCTTTCCCGGCCCGGTAGAACGCCCCAACGATTTCGGTCAGCGTTGGGATAGGATCGACGGCCGCGCCGTTGATGAAGTCGATGATGTGGGGATGTTCCTTGCAGAGCGTGTCCCACACCGCGCCAAACTCAGTGGCCTCGCGCGGATCTTCGAGGGGGGGGATCTCCTCCTCAATGGGCTCTCCAGGCTGCCGAATGCGATACTGTGACATGTAGCTACGAACATTTGGCCCCAGGTTGTTCCACTCGTCGTCGTGGCCGTTACCGTTCTTCATGGCACTGCACCTCCGTTTCGAGTTGGTGCAGTTGGCGCATGGCTGAGACGGTGGCATCCGCCTCGGCTGCCAGGTCGGAGGCTGGTAGGGCGCGTTGCAGGCGTCGCCATGAGCGCAGCATGCGCTGGCGATCGCGGATGAATGTGGTGAGGCATGGGCACAGCTCCGTTGACGCGGCCGGGGAGCTATGCAAAATGAGCCCTGTCAGGTTGCTCATTTCGCGCGCACCCCCCGGTGCCGCTTGGTTTCGATCACAGTTCGCCCCGTTTGCCGCGGGGCGTTTCTGTTATGGGCCACGCAACGAGTCCGGGCAACGGTCATTGCTGCACCTTCGCAGCCATCTCTGCCGCCAACGCCTCAAACGGCGCCTCCAGATCATCGATGCCAGACGACATCGTCATCGCCCACAGCGTCGCTAGCAACTCGTACAGCACCTCACCAGGCGCCGGCTCGCCGCTGGTCCAGCCCTCCCAGGCACACAGCATGATCCGCCGCGCATCGGCGAACTGGCCGCCCAGATGGTACGCTTCAGACGCCAGGTTGGTGCCGTAGTCGCGCCAGTCCGCGGCCTGCGTCGCGTGACGTTCCAACGTCAACAATGGATCATCCCCAGTCACGCTATGCCGCCTTGGCCGACACCGCACTCGTCGGCGCAGCGCTGACCGGCACGCGGCCGTTCGGGGCATACACCTCCTGAATGATCGCACACACCGCCCGCGGCATACTGCCGCCGAACGCTTCCCGTGACGCCTTGGCAGCACCCAGCAACCGGCCAGGGGTGAACTTGCGCGCCAGCTTCTTGGCCACCCGGTCAGGCTTGACCAGTTCAGGTTGCGCCAGAAACAACGCCACGCCACGCATCAGCGGCGCATCAAACCCGGCACTGTCCATCCCCCATGTGTCTTTGATGAAAGCCAACACGTCGCCCAGCATGTCAGAGCCGTATTGCTTATAGATTGACAGCAACGCATACACCGCGCGGACGCACCCGTCTGCCTGCGCATTCTGTACCTTGAGCCCAGCACATTCGACAACGTCCGATACGGCGCACTCTGCCTCATAACCGGCCGTCACCCCGACCTTGAACATATCCAATGCCGTGGGTTTGCTACGCCCCCCATTCATCCCATAAAAAACCCGTGCGCTTTCAGCGGCTGTGCCGGCTGTGACAACGACGCACGGGATGCGTTCATTATCTCCGAACTTCATCCTGACCGCGCTGGCTCGCGTCCATCCGTCGTCAACATGGTACTTGCCATCCGGCAACGCACTCACTGTGACCGTACCAAACAGATCCGGGTTAAAGGCGGCAGCGATCTGCTTCGCCTTGTATTCCGCAAGATCGCGTTGCGCCTCAGGCCACGCCACGGTCAGGTCACCAACCCGCAGCCACTTCATGGTGTGTTCTTTAGAAGATAGTGTCTTGGTCATCGGTGCATTTCCTCGATCCTGGTGATCAGCACACGAACACTTTCAATCGCATCACGTAACTCCGACAGCACGTCTTTGGCGTGCTGCGGCGATAGATGCGGTACTTCGATTTTCCCGCCGTTCAGACACGACTGGATCAGTATCCCGATACCGTGCTCGAAACGCTCGGTTCGGTTGTTTTCGCGCGCAGTTCGTGAATTACCCTTACGATCGCCCCACAGCCGCCGCATGATCGGCGCGATGGTCTGGCAAATCGCTTCAAGCGGAACGCTCTGTTCGTTCATCGCAGCGAGCGCTGCCGCGGCAATCGACGTATCATGCAGCGATAGGTCGCCCCGATCGGCGATCAGCACTATGTCCATCATCTGTCGGCAACGGTGGCGGCGTATGCCAAGCGCATCCGCGACCCGGTCGGCAGATTTCATCTCTTGATACAACGCGATCGCCTTGCGGGCGACGAACTCCGGAGACTGCCCATCAGGCAGTTTGGGGGGGCACCGTCTCGACTGCGGGAACGGGATGATTGTCGCCGGCTGCACAGGACGCCGCTTCTCCCTCTCCCGCTGCCAGATACCAAAGACGGTGCGCGAAACCTTGGCGTCGCCCGATCTCACGGCTTCTATCTCCTGTTCGGTGCCACGCTGCCAGATGGTCTTCGCCCGAATAACCAGGGCACGGCTTACACCCAGCATCTTGGCGGCCTGATCTGCGGTTACATTTGGACCATCGGATATTTGTATCCGATGGTCTGACATGCGGTCGCCGCCAACCTCTGCAGTCGCAATCTGGCATGCAATCATCGCCCGCTGGCTCAGGTTCAGATGCCGCCGGTGCAGGTTCTTCGACACCACAAAATCCAGCGGCGTGCCAATCCCATCCCATTCCTCGGTTATCGGTGTGTGGCCGAGTTTCTGTGCGGCAAGCCACCGATTGCGTCCGTCGAGAATGCTGCCATTCAGCAGCACGATGGCGTCACGTTGCCCGTTCTTTCTGATGTCATCAGCCAACGCAGCGAGATCAGCCTCGCCCATCAACGGGAAGACATCAGCCGCCGGATGCGACCGAAGATCGTTCGACAGTACGGACGCCGGTTGCGCCATATTCTTTCCCCCCCCCTATCGGATTGCCCCACTGCCGAATGCCATCACGATCGCCCAAGTCGCGCCGAACGCCAGCGCCCACGACAGCAGCGTGATCAACGTGGCGCGGAGCAACGACATCTAAGCTGCAACTCTGCCACGAAGAGGCACGCCGGCCGCAGCCACCGCATCGAGCGCCTCGGGCACGGAGCGGACGACAGCGACCGGGAAGCCGGCATCCGCGAGCCGGGGGTGCAGCGCCTTCTGCGCCGGCGAGAGCTGCCCGCCGCGGCTGCGCTTCAGCTCCAACAACACGAGGCGGCCGCGCCAGAACACGCCCATATCCGGCCAACCCGCCAGGCAGCCGAGCCGCTTCTTGCGGCCGCCCTCGATCGCGGAGCGGGCATTGGACAAGTCCCAGGCGGTGATGATGCAGTCCGACGGCGCCAGATAGGCCAGGGCACTGTTCACCGAGGCACCCAGTTCGTCCTCCGCGGCGATCGGGGCGGTGAGCCGGAACTTGGCCGGCACCGACACGCGGACGCCCGCGGCGCCGCCAGAGACGCGCATGGAACGGGGGTCATCGCCGGGGGCGGTCACTCGGCCGCCATCCGCTGGCGCACCGGGAACAGGTCAGGCCGCAGCCGCCGCTTCGAGATGCCTGTGATCCGCGCCACGATAGCAACATGCCGCTCCGGCACCCGGCGCCACTGGCTGACCGCCGCCCTGGACACGCCAAGGGCCTCCGCGATCTCGGTGACCGCCAGACGGGGGCTTAGAGCCAACTCCAGAGCCGCATCACGCTCCGGGCGCGGAGGAGGGCGGTATGCCATGCGCCACCTTACTTAACCCGTGCGTGGCATACAAGGCTGTGATTGGGTTGCGAAGCGGGCCTTAACTCCGGTAAGCTTGTGGCCTATCTAGCATGCTGCCCAGCACGACTCCGAGGTGGACCCGTGGAAAAAGACGTTGGTGATCGACTGCGTGAAATCCGTGAGCGCCAGGGCATGAAGCAAAGCGAACTGGCCGCCAAGCTTGGCGTTCACGTCATGACCGTGACCCTGTGGGAGAACGTGAAGGCACGCCGCAAAGTCGCCGCCAAGTATCTACCACGGATCGCGCAAATCCTGAATATCCGTGTAGCTGAGCTGCTCGGAGAAGAAGGCACTCTTGAGCAGACAACACGCGATCCGCTGCCGATCATGACCCAGAGTTCGGCCGAGGTTCAGTTGCTATGGATGTACCGGCTAATGTCGGAGAAACTCCAGTTGTGGCAGTTGGCGCAGTTCATCGAGTGTGTGAACGGCGGCAAGCCGCGTTATGCGCCTGGCCATGAGCCGAGCATCGATAGTGCCGCCATGCAGAGCACCATACTGGGCTTCGGTCGCTAAATCGCGAACAATTCCGCTGAGATCGTAAGACGCATCTTGCAGGACTAGCTTACCGGGTGTAAGGTTGCTTCCAGATTGCGGAAGCAGCGAATGTTCATTTTTACCGAACGGCACGACGACGGCCTCCTCCTCCGACATCGTTGGTGTCCCGTCCAAGGGGGCCAAGCCGATGGTGCGTCTGGAACGTCGTGGCTAGGCATTGCTGGCGAGATAGGCGCGCCCGACGCGAGTGTAGACCCGTCACGGGCATGTCATGCAAGTGGCACAGACGCATCATCGTTACACGCCACACGGGATACCAAATCACACGCCGTTAACGCTTTGTTCCTGCGGGAATTCCCGCAGCGCGCACCCTCTGTAACAGAGAGTTACCGCGCCCAGGCATTGGCCGAGCTGCTCAACGATCTCGCGGAATATCGCGCCGCCAACCCAGCCTTCCGCCCCTACTGGCGCCGCCTAGCCCTCCACGACATCGCCCGGTTCCGCCGGGACCATTTGGATCCAGAGCGAGCCGCGTTCGAGGCAGCGGTGCGCCGCAGCAAGCTCCGGAGGGCAGCATGAACGCCTGCCCCGATCTGCTCGCGGCGCTGAAGCTCCGTCAGCGAGACCTCGAACTCGACGCAGTCGCGATCCGCAGCCGCATCGAAGAGGTAGCCGAGTTGATCGCCATGCTGGAGCAGCCACAGCGCAACAAGCGTGGCCGCCCACCAGGACCGCGGGCTGTGTTCACCCCACGCCGCGTCACCCCGTCTGGCGGGGTCAACGAACCGCCAGACGACGACGAACTACCGCAGCAATCCGACGCCCCCGGCGCGTGATGACCGACGCACCGCTCTCCTCGTGTTGCGAGCACCCGCTAGAGCCTCGCGGACTGATCCGCACCTGCGCGCGCTGCGGCCAGGTCTATCGGCGCGACGGCAAGCCGGAGGGCCGCTGGACCTATCCCCGCTTCGACCACGACGGCCGCGTGCTCAAGCCGCTCAACACGCCTCGCCCCATCCCCATCGGAGATAGAACATGATCAGCGACGACTACCAGAACCTGGCCGATCGCATCGCCGGATACGCCAACCGCCTCGAACCCATCATGCCGAGCGTGGCCAAGCACATCGCGGCGAACCTGCTCGATCTGGCTGACCGCGTGCGCCACATGGAGGTCGTGCCGCTGAAGCTGGACTCGCCCGAGGTCCGGCTGGGCTTCCACACGCTCCGGGAGCGCCACGATGCCGACTGACCAGCTACCACCCGCCGACGAGCTGTTCGACGTTCGGGATAAAATTAAGCAGCTCACGTCGCGCGAACTGGAATTGAAAACGCTCATGATCGCCGACCCATCGGCACGCACTGGCAACAGCCATGCTGCAGAGATCAAGGAGGTCGAGACAACCCGGACAGACCTGAAAGAAATGCGCGCATGTCACGCCGACATTGTCGAGCAGTTCACGTTCCCGGTGAAGATCACCCGTGTCGAGCTGCGCGGTATTTCAGATGACGGCGAGCTTGTCTCCCTGCGTCGCAAAGCCTAGAGGACTATGTGATGCCTGGTGCGCTAATAACCGCGCAGTGCGAGCACTGCGGAAAACCCTTCGAGAGGCCCGCATACAGGTTCAAACAGGGCCAGAGGCATTGCTCTCCCAAGTGTCATTATCGTGCAGCGACACAAACACCAGAGGAAATCTTTAATAGATTTGTTCGCAAGGCGACAGACCAAGACGCCTGCTGGGGATGGACTGCGGCGGTTAATCAACGTGGCTATGGTCACATAACATACGTCGTAGATGGAATACTCAAGCGTGATACCGCTCACCGCTTTTCCTACAAGCTACACAAAGGCCCTATACCTGACGGAATGTTCGTGTGCCACACTTGTGACAACACATCGTGCAGCAACCCTAATCACCTGTTCCTGGGAACTCCGGCCGACAATGCAGCGGATATGACAGCTAAGGGTAGGCATGCCACCAAACTCTCAGTCGAGGAGGTGATGGCAATCCGCGCGTCATCATCGCCTGGCCGTGCGCTCGCCAGGGCGTATGGCGTCTCTAAAACTCAAATCAGGCAAATCAAGCGCGGCTTACAGTGGAGACACATCCTATGAACGAGATCACCCCTGCCAACGGCGCCTTGATGTCGTTCATCGAGCGTGCTGCCAAGGACGACAGCTTCGACGTGGCCAAATTTGGCGAACTGCTGCGGCTGCAACGCGATGTCGAGCATGACCATGCCAGGAAGATGTTCAATCAGGCGATGGCAGCAGCCCAATCCGAGATGCAATCCGTCGTGCGCGACGCCAAAAACAGCCACCTGAACAATAAGTACGCCAAGCTGGAGACGATCGACGCGGCCATGCGCCCCATATATACGCGCAATGGCTTTAGTGTCCGTTTTGGATCGGCTCCTGCTCCGCACGAGGGCTGGATGCGCATCACTTGCACCGTGGCGCATGAGGGGGGATACTTCGAGGAGAACTATCTCGACAGCCCGGTGACCACCACAGGGTCGCAGGGCGGCCGGATGGCAATGACCCCCGTCCAGGCGATCGGCTCAACCGTCACCTATCTGCGCCGCTATCTGCTCTCTATGGTTATGAATGTGGTCTTAGCGGACGACGACGACGACGGCGAGGGCATGCGCTCTCAGCCAGCCGCCACGCCACGCTACCAGCGGAAGGTTGACCCAACGCCCTACGACGCCGAGCCGGCCGAGAGGCCGCGGCGGACCGACGAGCAGTGGGAGGTGTGGGTCGCCAAGCTGCAGGCAGCGTGCGCCGTGCTGAAGCACCGCCAGGAGGTGGTGGAGATTGGCAACAAGCCATCGGTGAGGGACGCTATCAGGGATGCGCCAGATCGGTTCAAGCGCGATATCAGCGCTATCCTGGCCGAGGCCTTTGAACGCTTCCCAGCGGAGCCCGGTGACGACCTGGACGAGGTCGTGATCGCTGGGGAGGAGAAGGTCGGCGCAGGATGACCTCAACCACGCTGCCATCGCCGGGAGAGTGGCTCCGCGAGCAAGTTCCGGACGCATGGCATCCTGCTGCGGAAGACCATAATGATCGGGCGATTGAACGCGATAACCGCCAACCGTGGCCGCATGTGACCGACCACCAATTCCTCGAAGCGGTGGAAGGCTACCTTCGCTGTCTGGAGCCTGAGCAAGAGGCGCGTCTGTCCCAGGACCAACTGCGTCGGCTGATAGCAATCGCGCGGCGCTGGACTAATCCTGCCAAGGCTGGAGAGTAGTCATACAATTCGGGCGGAAGCAGCCCTCGGAAGCCGCTCCCGCCCTGAACGCCGCGCCGACTTGCCCAACCGGCGCAGCGTCTCTCACCGGGCGTATGAGGACCACCCTATGCGTATATACATTGCTCTCGCGTTACTTGCCACGATGCTCGCTGGCGGCATCGCCTTCGAGGCGCATGCCTATACCTGCACCACGAGTTGCTTCGGCAACACCTGTACGACGACCTGCTTCTAACTGGAGGGGCGGCGTTGATAGCGCCGCCTCATCCACATGATAGAACTCCTCCTAGTCCTCATCATCGCCACAGCGGCCGTTCTGGGCTGGTTCGCCGGCAGCGTGTTTGTCTGCGTATTCCTCTCTCTGCCGGTTGCGTTCCTTTTCCTGATAGCTGCTACGAATCATGGCAACGGCGCATGGTTGCCAATCCTGCTCGTAGCGCTGATCGTTATCTGGATGCCGCTTGTGCTACGGCGATTGACCCGCCGTTACTGACCGGGAGCCGGTGGCGGTACGCCCTGACTGATCGCCTGTGATACCTTATCGAGAGTGACTTTTCTGAGGGCCGCCCGCAGTTGGGCCGCCCATGGTTCTGTCACGCTGCCGCCGATATTCCCACCGACAAAGGCGCCGCCTGGGCCAAACATGGAGCCCCCGATCGCGCCACCTACAGCCTGCCCTGCTGGCTTTATCATTTGAATGCCGACGTTTGTCAGCGGGCCGATCTGGCCGCTCTTAAGAGACTGCTCAAACGCGGCACGCTCGGCATCCGACCAATTGCGTGTCTGGTTGCCCCGCAGCATGGTATTGCCACGGCTGGTCAGGTAGGTGGCCTGCTTGTCGTCTGGTAGCAGGCTGGCGTCATATTTTAGGTCTTCAATCTGCCGCTGCTTGATGTATTGCGTATAGGCTTGCCGCGCCGGCTCCAGAGCGGCCAGCGCCTTGGGATCGCCCGTCGTGTCATTTGGACCTAGCGACTGGGTCTTCTCCCGGATCTTGCCTTGAGCATCCTCGATCTGGCTGGCGAGGGTGTAATCCTTGGAGTTGAGTGCTTTTTGCCGTTCTGCGGTCAGGCGACGATCTAGCGACATCGCCGCATCGAACGACATCGGCTGGTCCAGCAGCGGTGTATACTCTTTACCGAGTTGCACCAGCGGTGTGTTGCCGACAGCGATAGCCTTGTGCGGGTCGGTTTCCACCTGATCGGTCAGTGTGCGCAGGATGCCATTCGAGGCATTAGGGTTGATCATCGCGCCCTGCGCTGTCTGTTTGTCGGCGGAGCTATAGAAGCCCTGCGAGCGCGCCAGCATTTCGTCGGCTGTCATCGTAGGAGCAATACCTGGCGGCACAGTGGGCGCTGGCGAGATATTCAGCAAGCCGCCGCTGGATGGTCCAGGTTGGGGCGATGGTGGAGGCTGCGCGGCGGGAGCAAACGGCGTCGGCGGCTGCGGCATATTGGTGGTGTCCGCATTGCGACGCAGCAGGGTGTTGATCGCGGCGGTCACCGGGTCCGGTGGGATAGCCGCGCGCTGAGCTTTCCACACATCGGATAGCGACGGGGTTGGGGTGCTCAGTTCCCTTATCGCTGCCATGTCCGCCTTGGGCGGCAACAGCGGCACGCCATGCAAGGCCGGCGATACAGGCGCCTCGGTGGCCTCCAGGTTAATATCGCGTTGCAACGATTGCGGCACGCCCCACGATTTGAGCGCCTCATTACCGAGCGTCATCACGCTGTTGCCGATGCCAGCCACCCCACCCAACGCTGTGCCGGCAGTATCGCCCACCAGATTGACGGCAGGCCCCCACCAGGTTCCGGCCATGCTTTTCTGAAACTCTGGAGTAAGGACCGATCGTTCACCAGGCCGCGTCACGCTCTCAGGAACGCTGCGGTAGCCTTCACCGAAGGCACCACGAATGGCTGGCACATCAACGCCGCTGTCTCGCACCACGCCGTTGGATGTGAATGACGGCAATTGATCATGAGACGTCTCTAGTATGCCCTTTGGCGGAGGTGCGGGCGGCTGGTCGCTAGACGATGACCCGCCAGGGCCACCCGGCGCTACCATCGCAGCCCCCCAGGTATCGTCCATCAGCGTGGCACCGTGGCTGGCCGCAGCACCGCTGGCGGCTGGGTTGATGGTGGTGTCTGGCCTGGTGTTTTCATTACCATTATGGCGCCGTTGTCGAGGTGGAAAAGTGTGCCCGGCCGGATGTCGTGCTCTTGTGCATATTTATCCCACACCGGCTTCCATGCTGGGTCACCCCAGTGGGCGCTGATATCTGCCGGCACGCTCGGCACAAATGGTTTTTGCTTTGCGTTCGCCCGATCGAAGGCATCGGCATAATTCACGTTCGGTCGGCTCATCTCCTTAAGTATGTCCGAGGAGAACGCCTGCTTTGCCTTATGGGCCTGTTCCAGGTAGCTGATCGCTGCAGTGCGGGTATCCTTGTCCATCCATTCGGTTGGCCCCATACGTTCGATGAACGTCAGGTCGCGGTCGGACAACGAACCCATCGCCATGCCCTGGCGTAGCGTCTTCACCAGATTGGCTATGCCGCCCTGCAGCAACTGCACGCCGGCAGTCTCCTCCAACGGCATACCCGCCTGTCCCAGCTTCACAGCGATTGACTGATCGGTGCCTGGCCATTTCGTGGTTTGCAACCAGCCCGGCCGTCCAACGCTATCGGAGATCGCGCGAAAGCCTTGTAGCTGAGAGACAATATCACGGGACTGAGCCAACTCTGTCTGTGCCGACTTCAGTCCTGCCTCATTGGCGGCATTCATCGGCGCCTCTCGGTTGGTAAGGCGCGTCTGTTCGGCCTGGATGTTGGCCAGCTTGATCGCCTGCTCGCCCTCCTGTGTCTTCAGCGCGACGGCTGCCGCACGATCCGCAGCGGCTTTCTCATCCCCCTGCTGGCGCGTTCTTTCCGCGTCATAAAGCTGTCGCTGGGTGTCCAGCGCCTTGGCCCGCGCCGCCGCTAGCAGCTCGGCCGACTTGGCAGTGGCAGCCCCCTGCGCATCGGTAACAGCCTTGGCTGCCGTGTTGTAGTCGGACAGCGACTTGTTCGGGTCGCCGCCGCGTCCGGCGCGCGCCAGCGAAAGCTGCTGCGCTGCGGTCGCCTCGGCTGCCTCAAGTTTAGCCAGGTTCGGTGGCGTGACCGTATAGTCAGCCGCGTTGATGGCGATCGGATGCTGCGCCTGGAATTGCTCGAACGTCTGCTGGCCGGCGGGCGGTGGTGTTGTGGCGTCCGCTGTCGTCGTGGGCGCCGCTGGCGGCGTCTGGCCTGGTGCTGGAGGAGTTGCGGCGGGCGCCGCCGTAGAGCCGCTGGGAGGCCCTGGAACGGCCCCTGTGGTGGCCACCTTGTAGGGCGCAACCGGCGGCATATACCGCGTGACGTTGGCGACGTAGTTCGGATCGCCGCCGCCGTTGTAAGCCTGCAGCGCTTTCGCTTGCCCTTCCGGAGTTGAGAGATCGGCGCCTGCGGATTTGGCCCGAGCCGCCAAGTAATCCGCCCCGAAGTTAATGTTGGTGCCAGGGTCGCGCAGGATGTCGGGATTGCGCACGCCGGTCAGCCCGAAGCCGGGATCAGTCGCGGTCTTCGGATGGATCTGCATGATGCCGACTTCGCCGGCGCCGCCGGTCGCACCGGGATTGAACCCGCTTTCCTGCCGGGCCTGGGCGATGAGCAGATCCACCGGCACCCCGGTGCGCTTCGACGCTGCCTCGAACAGCGGCATGTATTCAGGCGGCACCGGCACATTACCGGCCGGCCCGCCCTTGCCGTAGGCGGTCAGCGGTCCAGCGACGCCACCCCCGCCTGGCTTCCCAGCGCCGCCCGCAGTTCCTGGCACGGCAGGGGTGCTTGCGAGCAGTGGGTTGGGGAGGTTCGCGCCAGCCTGCATCTGCAGCAGCGGCAGTGCCTGTTTGATCCGTTCCAGCTGCAGCTTCTGCTGCTCCATCTGCCAGTTCTGCTGCGCGCCGAGATAGCCGGCCACCCGCTGCTCCGACCCCGCCTCGCTCTGCTCGGCCCCCTGGAAGCCTTGCGCGAGACCGCCGAACATCGGCTTACCGGGGTAGTAGCCCGAGCCCGCCATCAGCGATGTGCCGAAGTCGCCGAGCGCGCGAATGCCGGCGCGCTCCCGCTGTGCGGGTGAGAGCACGTCGGTCACCGTGCCGCCGGCGAGCGCTGTGCCGATCTTGCCGAGCAGCCCAACGAGGCCGCCTTGGGCTGGTGTGGTGTCTTGCTGCACCGTCGGTAGCGGCGCATCGAGCAACGCCAGTTGCCGTCTGATGTAGTCCGCCATCGGGTCGGTGGCGGGTGGTGCGGCGCTCGGAGGAGGCGCTGCGGCTGGCGGTGCGACCGTCTGCGCCAGATCCCAGGTGTCCTCGGCTGCCATGTGCGCCCCCTATAGACCGAGCAAGCCGGATGTCCGACCACCACCCTGGAGATTGACCGGGCGTGCGGTGGCCGGGTTGGAGGCCGCCCGCAGTTCCTGCACACGCTGCATCAGCATCTGGACGAGGGCGTTCATCGCGGCCGGGTTGCCGCTGTAGGCGCCGCTGGCAGCTTGGCCCGCGGCCGCCTGCGCGCCTGGCGGTAGGTTGGACACGGCCGGCTTCTGCGGGCCTTGCGCGGATGCGTCGCTGACAGCCTTCAGGCCCTGGGCGAGTTTTGAATAGTCAATGCCGCCCGAACCCGGCGTGTCGAACGACTGATTGCCTCCCGCGATAAATCCCCCCTGCCCCACAGGGATCTGCTCGTTGTTCCACTGGCCGAGCGTGTCACCGAGCGAGGTAAAGCCGCCACCTCCGCCGCCATCGCCAAGTGCCGAGAGATCCCATGTGTCACCCATCGCTAAATCCCCGCTGCCGCGCCGCCGATCGACGCGACCTTGCTGATCAAGCCGAGGTACGACCCGATCTGATCGACCGTGCTCGGCGTCGTGGTGCCCGTCGTGGTGCCGGTGGTGGTGCCGGTTCCGGTGGTGCTGCCCGAGGTGCCGTAGGGCACGCCGCTGACCGCGGACAGCAGCAGATCGAGGTTCTGGATCGGTTGCTGTTGTGACCCGTAATACTGCCCCATCTGGGCATTCAGCCCGGCCTGCTGCTGCGACTGCTGCAGGCCGCCGATGCCGAGCAGGTTCTGCAGGTACTGCTGCGGCAGCCCGCTGCCGGTCTGCAATGCGTTGGCGATGTCGGCCTGGTTGTAGCCAGCCATCTGGCCGCCGGCCGCGAGGTTGCCCCGTGCGAGCGTGTCGGCGCCCTGGCCGAGCAGCGACGCGAAGTTGCTGCCGCCGGTCGCCTGCATCTGCGCGAGGTTGCTGCCCGCATTGCCGGCCATCTGCGCCAGCGTGCTCGCGGCGCCATACCGGTCCTGCTGCAGGTTGTTGCCGAGCGTGCCGGCGACGCCGAGTGCCTGGCCGTAGCCAGTGTTGAGGAGGTTCCCCAGGATGTTGCTTTCCCCGAGCGCGGCCTGCGACTGCGCCACGCCTTCCTGCACGCCCTGGCGCGAGCCGCCGAAAGCGCCGGCCTGATTGGCGTTGGCACCCACCTGCTGGAGGTTCTGCTGTAGCGCCTGCTTGCCGAGCGCCATCGTCGGATCGATCACCGCCTGGGTGTATGGGCTCATCATCGACTGCGCGTTCTGGGCGATCTCCTGCGCGGTGACCGGGCCGCCACCCCAGGCACCAAGCAGCCCCTGGGCATTACTGAGACCGCCCTGCATCGACTGCTGAGCGTTCGCGAGCCCGGTGTTGATAGACGCCTGGCCCTGTGACAGCCCGGTGCCGATCGCGCCCTGCGCGCCTTGCTGGCCTTGCTGTAGATACGACTGGTTCTGCGGCAGATAGTTGGCGAGGGCATTATAGATGCCGCCGGTCGTGCCGCCGATCTGCGACGCCATCGCGGTCGGATCGTTGTTAATGCCGTAGTCCCAGCCCTGCTGCGTGCCGGGCGACACATTGGCGACTTGCTGGCCTGGATACGGATTGAACAGGTTGGGATCTTGCGACAGCGTCTGCGCGGTGCCGACGGCCTGTTGCGCGGCGCCCGTTAGCCATGGCGGTAGCTGGGTCTGTGATGTGCCGGACGTGTTGGAGGTGTTGTCGGTGGCGGTCTGTTGGCTGCCGCCCTTGTTCTTGTAGACGCCCCCAAACGCTAGGTGGTCCGGTTGGCCGCCCTCGGTGAACCTCATGGCCGGCTCCTATCGTTTCATGACGGCGCGGCGGAACAACGCCTCCAGCGGCGACGTCACCACGACACGGCCGCCAGGAACTGCTGCTGCTGCCGCCTTCGCAGCGGCGCGAACGCCGGCTGGGCTGGCGACACTTTCATGCGCGACGGCACCGGATGGGGTGCGGCCCTGCACCAGCACCGCACGCTGCGCGCCGGATGATGCGAGGGCGTGACGCTTGCTCTCGGGGTAGCCGAGCTGCTTCGCCAGGTGCCCGTCAGTCAGCGTGCGCGCCTTGGCGAACTGGCGTGCCTGTTGTGGGTTGTTGGTAACCAGCGTGCCCTCGCGTCGTGTGGCCTTTACCAGTCCAGGCGGCAGCGAGGGCGGCAGCTTGGTGCCTTTGGCCATGAATGCCGAGGTCTTGGCGCTGCGAGGATCTGTGACTGCGGCAACTTGTGCCGCCACGTCAGCCACCGGCTCCGGTAGCGTGCCCAGCAGCCCTGGCGCCGGCTTACGAGCCATCGGGGGTCACTAGCGTCTTGTGGAAGGTGGGCAAATGCGGTCTCCACCCAGATGAATAGGCCACCCTGCCCCATCCCTTACGGCCCATGGCGGTAGCATTCGTGCAGCCCTGCTCGCGCGCCCATTCGTCTATACGTGGCTCAAGCGCCAGGCAGTCGCGCAACCCGCCAAAGATCAGCCAGTAGTAAATCGACTTGCCGAGCGGATAGGTGTGGATCTCGGTGATGATGCAGCCGTCGTCCTGTTCCCATAGCTGCGCCTCGCCGGCTTTCAGCATCCGCACGACGTCGTCCAATCGGTGCGTTTGTGTCCCGCCGCACTCCAGGGCCTTCTGCAGTCTCCATGCCTTCTCGCCGCCGGTCAGGCTCATGTCATCACCTGCGTAGTGATCAGCGCGCCCGAGGCATTGACCGACACGATCCAGTTGCTGCCATCCGGTGCGCGCAGCACGATGCTGTCGAAGGCCGGTGTCGTGGTTGATGGCGCCTTGCCGTTGATCGCGGCAGCCACGAGCGCAAACCGCTGGTTGATGTCGCCGCTTTGGGGCGCAACGAACGGAGCCGGGGCTTGCGGGCGTGCCATCAGCGCTTGCCCGCGGCGCTGATGTCGATGCGATTGCGGCCGACGCTGAACGGCGCGTCATCGATCGCCTCGATCCGCATGCGAATGCTGCGACCAGAGATCCGCGCATCCAGCAGCCCGTCGTGGATCTCGGTCAGCAGTCCGCTATCGGTCTCGACCGGTGAGCGTGGCTGTTCCCTGGCCAGAAACCTGAAGCCGAAATGCGGCGCGAGCGTCGGATCGGTGGTGTCATCGAAAACCACTTGTTTCACGTGGAACCGGATATCCCCCTCGCCTTGGTTGATGGAGCCGCTCTCCGCGAACACCTCGCCGGCACTGGCCCGCGGTGCGCCGTTGTCCGTCCAGCCGCTCTCGTGCTGATAGAGCGCGCCGCCACCACCGGGACCGACGCCGCCGAGGATGGGATAGTCGAGCGTACCGATGCGGTCGCCCGCCGTGCGTGCGCGCCGTCCCAACAGCCAGTAGCCCGGGATCGTCGTATAATTCATCGCGATGTAGGCGTTGTTCTCGCCGTCCGATGACGTCTCATCCGGCCAGTCCCACCACAGCTCAGCGAACTGGGGATTTGCCGAACCGAAGAGGCGCCCGGCGCCGCCTGCCTTAAGCGTGGTGAAGAACCAGTTCTTCACGTCGCAAGGCAAGGGTTGAACCGTTCCGTTATACAACCAAAAGTTCTGCGCCGACATCCACGCCACGAACGATCCCGCGCCTGCCACCGCACGAGGGCTGATCGGCCCGCAGCCCGCGCCGATCTGGTTGATGCCATACGCATAGGGCGGCCCGACATAAGTCATCAGGTGAACGTCGTTCGTGGTAAACAGCAGGATGCCCGCGGCCACCTTGCACGCGGTGAGCGCAGCTGCGCTGGTCACCAGCTGCTTGTCGCCCGCCAGGTTGGTCACATCGGCCGTCCAGACGGTCATATCCTCCTGATCGGACCAGGCGACGCGGCGCGGATCGCCGCCGGCCCCATAAAGGACGACCTGGCGCTGATCGGTCACGATGACGCCGCGGTTGCCGACCGGCGCATTCAGCACTTGGGTTGCGGGCGTGCCTGGCGTCGTGGGGTCCCACGAATACAGGTGCCCGTCCTGGGTCGGGACGACCACGAGCAGCTCGCCGAAGGTGTCCATGCTCCACCAGTCGGTGACATGGCCGAGGATGCCCGGCGGGCCGATCGGGCTGCCGGTAGGTGATGAGATCCCGTACTTGCCATCGCCGTAGAACCCGAGGCCATAGCCCGAGGCATAGCCTGGCGGCAGGATCGGCGGAGCGCCTGTCGGGGTGATGTCGTAGAGCGCCTGGGTGTCGAAGCAGTAGGCCCAGAGGTGGGTATCTGTGCCGAACGCCGCCCAGCGCTGATAGCTGTTGTCGTGCCAGGTGACGACGTCTCTCGGAACGTCCGACACGCCGCTGCCCTCGACCACGGCGTTGCCGCCGACTGGCACCAGCACGCCGCCCCGCCAGCGCACGTTATTTCCGTTGAACCACCGGCCGCTTGTTGCCTCGCTGGTGCTTTCGCGCACGATGCCTGGCGGTGGCGATTGGGTGAGCCTAGGCACTGGTCAATTCCAGCGCGGTCACCCGTTCGGCCAACTCGCGGATGGCATTGCACACGGCCAGCAGGAGGGGACCGAGTTGCGTGCCCAACTGTCCGGGCAGCAGCAGCGGATCGATCGATCCATCCATCCTCGGTGTTGCCATCTCGAACACCAGTTCCGGCATGATGCGCTGCGTCGCCTGCGCCGAGAGACCGTAGTGGGTGACGCCGTCAGCCCGCGTGCCGCCTTCGCCGTTGTACTCGAACGCGATCGGCAGCAGCTCGCAGATATCAGCGAGACCAGCACCGTACGGCCGCACATTCGTTTTCACCCGGTCGTCGGATGGCGCGGCCCAACTTCCGCCCCCCGGCTTGAAGGCGTTGCCGGTAATGGTGAGATGGCCGCCGAATTGTAGGCTCATCAGCGAGGAACCGGAGTTCCAGAACCGGGTGCCGTTCTGCTCGTCGTAGACGTCGGTGACGCTGCCTTGCCACTGCAGGATGCGCTGGGGGTAGTTGCGATAGATGGCGAAGTCGGTGACCTGGCTGTGGGCGAAGTATGCCGAGCCGTCTGTATAGGACGTGGTGAACTCGCCTACCGCCGCGCCGAGCTGATTGCCGACGCTGAGATTGCCGGTGACGGTCATGCTGCCGGTGATGGTGCCGCCGGTTGACGGCAGGAAGCTGCCGCTGGCGCCTGTCCCGCCGGTGATGGTGTGCAGGAAGCCGTCGAGTGCCGTCCAGTTGGCGTTGGTCTTGTTGCCCCACGTGTCTTGTGAGCCGCCTATCGCGGGCAATGTGAACCCGTAGTTGGGGGTGGTGGCATCACTCATGGGCGCGCTCTTCCGCATCGGCGCCATTGCCACGATGCACTGGCATGGTCATGGCCATGGGCGGCTGCTGCAGCCGCGCTATCTGCGTCTGGCACTGTCGCTCGATATCACCGATCAACTGCTGGATGGGCACGATGGGCCGCGCCAGCGTCTCCAGCACCGCGCGCCACTGGGCGATCGACAGCGTGACGCTCAGCGGCTGATCAGGGGTGACAGCGCCATTCGGGGCATCGCTCATTTCACGCCTGCTGGCGGCTTCCCTGGCCATGGGATGGGCGGCGTCAGCGCTGTCTCAACCGGATCGTCAGCGAGCGAGATTTTCCAGGTGGCGCCAGCGTCAAACGGGACGCAGACGATCCAGCCTAGGGGACCAAGACCACGCCTACGCCCCTGCCAGCCGACCTGGCGTATATAATCCTGGCGGTTGCCTTCACTCAGTACACCCTTCGTGCGCCGTGCCTGCTTATCGTAGAGTACGTAATGGGGTGCGCCATCGCATGGCACCCATTGCGGGTTGGGCTGTGCGGTGTTGGACATCGAGCCTGCGAAAGTCGCCATTATGCTCTCCTAAGCCGTACTACTGTCGGTAATCAGGCCGTACGCAGCGAGTTGTGTGAGCAGCGACGCAACAGCGGCATTACCCCCGCGCGAGCCTGTGACTGTTGGCCTGGCGATCGGCGCGGTGTTGTTGAAGCCCACGGTGCTGTTATGACGCACAGAGCCGCCGAAGATGGTTGCGCCGGTTACTGTACCGCCGGCCAGTGGCAGAAACGGACCATGGACATTTGAGCCAAGGACAGCGTCCAGCACGTCGGCATTGGCATTGAGGTGCACCCCCCAGGTGCCGTCGTCCATGTCGTAGTTTGGGCGAAAGAGGCCGAGGTTCGGCGTGAGGGTGTAGTCGGGCGATCCGCTCATGGTGCTGCGCGCCTCATGCTGTCGTGGTGTCGGTGATGAGACCCAGCGCCGCGAGGGCGACGCACAGCGCCTTGCCTGCCACGCTTCCGGCCCAGGCCCCTGCCACTGTGGGCTTGGCGATCGGCGCGGTGTTGAACCCGACGCTGCCGTTGATCCTGGTGGCGTTGGCAAGCGTGATCACGCCGGTGCCGAACGCGCTGATGTTTAGCCCGATGTTGGTGTCGGTGCCACCCGCGCCGTGGAACACAGATAAGACCGGTGGGCTGCCTGCTACCGCTCCGGTCACCACGATATTGTTGATGCCGTTGGCCACCGGGTTGAACTGCGCAATCGGAGTGACTGTGCCGCTGGTGCCCCGGACGATGGTTGTCGTGGTTCCATCACCGATGACCAGTTGGTTCTGGGCGGTAACGCACAGCAGTCCGAGAGTGGCTGTTCCGGCGGCATTCATCGCCTTCAGGTATGCCAGGTTATCCAGCGTTGGATTGACGCGCCCAGCGTAGTCGGAGGAGATCCTGAGATCGACGCCGGTGGTGCCTGCATAGGTCGGGTCGGCATAAATCCGCGCGGCGTGGTGCGTCGCTGCCGTGGTGTTGTCGGTGTAGAGGAATTGCAGGTCTTGCGACGGATCTCCGGTGATCGCGGGCACGCCTGTTGTCTTGGAGCCTGCAAGAAACGCGGTGACCGCCGTGCCGTTACCGGAGACGAAGCCGACGCTCCAGGGAAACGACGACTGGGAGGCGTAGCCGGCAGAGGTGGCCGCTCCTGTACTGGTATCGGTGATGGTCTCGCCGATGATGAATGCGCCGACAATGTTGTTCAGCGTCAGGGTGCCGGTCGCTCCGGTCTGCGCCACAACGGTAATTTGTGCCGTGGCGTGAGATGTCCCACCCGTGACAACAAGACCGACAGTGAACGTGCCTGTGGCGGCGTTAAATGGCAGGGAATGCTGACCGGGGAACACGCCGGTCGCATAGGCATACCAGCTCGCGGCGTTGAGTTGCGGGACGGTCGAGGACAAGATCTGGAGTATGCCGCGCACGGTTGTGGTGTTGTTGCGAACGAAATAGTCGCACTCAATCTGCTCGCGGACACCCGTGTATGGCCCTGGATTGTTGTTGGCTACATCGCTGTCGGTGCAGACTGTGTTGAGCCCCCAGAGTGTGGCATTATTGGACATAGCTGACGCATAGAAGATCCCCGCCAGCGCGCCGCCTCTACCGTCGTAATCCACCACCGACGCGCAGAAAGCTGTGTTCAGGCTTGAGCTTTGCAGTCCCGCTGGGATCGTCAGCACGCTTTCGAGGTTGTTGTATTGTCCGGTGGCACGACTTGCGGTCGCGAACATGCGAGCGAAGTGATCGTGGAACGTCTCAGCGCCAAATCTAACGCTGGCAGTATGCGGCGTCAGGCCGTGGCCCATCGCGAGGTTGCCGCCAGCATAGCCCTGCACCACCTCCAGGCCGTTGTTGCAGGTCGGGCCGTTGTCGCTGGTGTTGATGGTCAGCGCGTTGACCGTGCTTCCGGCAGGCGCCGTGACGATGCCCCCTTGCAATGGCAGGAACGGGCCGCCGCCGGTCGCGAAGTTGATGGCGCTGTCGAGCGCGTCGGCATTGGAGTTCCATAAATCACCCCACAACCCAACCGCCATGTTGGCGATGGGTTTAAATAGACCGAGATGCGGGGTTGTCGTGTAATCGGTGCCGAGACCGCTCATGATACTGCCACCACGTCGAAGGGGCCGGGTGCCCAGGTGCCTGGATTGCCGCCGCACAGGGCGACGGTGCCGAAGGTGCGGAACAGCAGGATTGCGCGCTCGGCGAACTCGTACGGCCCGGCGCCATATGGCCCGACGTCATAGGGTGAGCCGATGCCGGCTGATGGCGGCGTGAGATAGTGCCAGGTGGCGTATTTGCCGACGCCCCAGGTGAGCGTGCCGAAGCCCAACGGTCTGGTCGCATTGTAGACCTGATAGCCGCCGGCCGAGACGCGCAGCTCGTCATACATCGCGGTATAGACAATGGCGGTCGTCAGCCCGGTGCCGATGAGGTGGCCGCCGGTGAGCGCGTCGTACAGGTTGACGGTGTCGATAGCGCCCCAGTCGGGGCCACAGGACGGCCACTGCACGGTGGCGATGTTGGCACCGACGATGCCGTCACCGGTATCCACGAACGTCGTGGGGCGTCGCACGTAGCCAGTGCCAGCCACCTCGACGCCATCGGATTGGAGGCCCATCCAGCATGCGAACGGATATGCGAATGAGGTGGCCATCAGGTGGTCGCCCCCTGCAGCTCGGAAGCACTGAGTGCGCGCGGCCAGTAGCGGACGCGGCGCAGATAGAATGAACCGAGTGTGGTTGGCACGGCGCGCCCTAGCTTGAGCGTGGTCACGGCCGGCAGATTACCCACGGTGGTATTGAGAGCAGAGGTGGCACCATTCAGCGCGTAGAAGTGTGCGCCAGAGATGGTCGAATAGCCGAGCTTGAACGGCGTCCCGAATGGGATCTTGCCGAGCGAGTTGTTGTTGTAGTTGGTTACGCCTGCGGCGATCTCGGTGGCGCTGGAGGTGCCTTGAAACGGCCCCGACGTGCAGGTCAGCAGAGTGCGATTGTTGTTCGTGGTGTCATCGAGCTGAAGGAAGTTGCCACCGCCGACCGGGACCAGCGCGTCGGCCACCATCGACAGCGCGAGCGTGGTGCCGCTGGTATACCAGGGGGATGTCAGCATGGTGGCGCTGTCCACCACACGCGTTGCCGCCGCAGCGGTCGTCGGGATGTAGCTGGTCGGGATGGATTGCTGCTCTAGTTGTGCGAATTGCACGCTGCCCGTCACTGTCAGCGTCAGCGTGCCGGCGGCCGGGGTGAACCCCAGGAAAACCCGCTGCATAGGCCCGGTGCCGGCCAGCGGCCCAACAGTCGATGCGCCGCTGAGCGTGATGGTGCCAGTGCCGTAGAACGAGAGCGAGGTTGCGGTTGCGGTGACGGTGACAGACTGGGTGCCGAGCGTGGCGCTATTGAGCAACAGGTTGGTAGCACCCTGCTCAAGGAACAGCCCGTTGAGCGCGTGCGTGATCGGGTCGTAATCCCAGCGCGGCGCATTGGTCGCCGCGGTCTGCATCACCCCGCTGGCATCGAAATACGTCGCTGTGCTGGCGCGTGTGAACGTGATGCGCCCATCCAGTGAACCGGGCGTCATGAACGACAGATCGAGCGATGGCGGGGCGCCGGTCGCGAAGCTCTGCACGCCGGCATGATGCGGATAGGTCACCTGCCGCGAGAACAGCATGCACCAGCCCGCAGCCGACACTGGCCCCTCGATGCGGTTGCACGAACTTGGCGCAGCGTAGTGCCGACACATGCCGCAGCGCTCGGCGCCGCCCGCAGGGGTGTAGCGCGCGGCCTGCTTGGTGGCCTTGGGCGTGCCGCGGAGGGCGAGGCGCTGCAGGACTGCCATCAGAAGCACACCGCCATTTCGGCACGCAGCGGTGCGCCACTGTAATCACTTTGTTGCTTATGCAAGTTGGCTCGCGTCACTGCCTGCTGATATGCGGCGTCCATCTGCTGCGCGCGCGCGTCATCGAGTGCCCAGATGGCGCCTTCTCGAACAAGCCCGCATAAATACACCGAATACAGGTTCTCCAGGATCGGGTTGGTATCTGTTGGGAGCAGCAGCGGGCGCGGCTTGCGGTACCATCCCATAAGCACGCTCTGCGGCACCCAGGACGGGTCTGGCGGGTTGGGCACTTGTGGGTGCGGCAGGAACTCGATGCAGTTCGCCACCAGCCTGTAGGCCACGCTGGGGCCGCTCAGTGCGGTGATGGCGTCGTAGGGCTGCGAGCCGATCGGCTGATACTGCGATGACCAATGACCGCTCCACTCATCCTTCAGGACGAGCAGCTCGCCCGTGGTGGCGTCCCTGATGCTCTCCATGGTGGCGAAATCGGATGGCAGTGCGATGTAGGCGGCGTCGATCGGCTGGATGGCCGACGCCACCTGACAGCGTGCGCGCAGCGTCTGGGCCAGCTCCGTCTCCACCGCGCTGACCCAGCCGGGCATGACACCGTTGGTCAGGATGTCCTGCCGGTTGAGGTAGCTGGCGACGTCGGCCTGGAGCTGCGCGAGGGATGCCATCAGGGAGGCGCAGCCACGATGACGCCGTTGCTCGCCGGCGCTGCGGTGGTCCCAAGCGCGTTGGTGGCGCTCACGACACATGTCGCGGTCTTGCCGACGTCGTCCGCCATGATGGGCAGCGATGCCGTGCCGCCTGTGATGTCGGCGCCATCCAACTGCCACTGATAGGCGTAGCTGTGCGGCTCTGCTTGCATGCCCTCCCAGTTACCCATCGTGCAGCTGAGTTCGCTGCCAGCCTGCTGCACATGCGGGACATCGACGTTGATCGGAGGTGTGGTGGGCACCGGATCGGGGCCGCCTCCTTCCGGTGCATCGATCTCCAGTAGCGGCTCGTATTGGCTGGCCTCCAGCACGGCGCCGGCGGCCGCAGTCTCCACGCCCTGCGCCAGCGCAGCATCGCCGGCAGCGCTGAGAGCCTCGGCCTGGGGATACAAACGTATCAACAGCACCTGGTCGATACCCTCGACCAGCACTGGCTCGATGGTGCCGGTGCCGCTCATGGCTTGGGCTTTGCCACTGCCGGGTCGCCCTCGATCGAGATCGGCACCTGCTGTGCCGCGACCAGCGTCGAGCCTTGCTCCCAGGTCTCCTTGCCCTGCGCGAGCGCCCGCGCTGCCACATCCTCGGCGCTGTCGGCGTCGGGATAGAGGCGATGCAGCAGCACCGGGTCGATGCCCTCGACCATCGTCGGCTCAGCGCCCTTGGTCTCGGGCGTCTGCGCGACGTGCCCGGCCATCGGCTGCATGGAGCCAGCGGTTGCGGGAGCGCCGCCGACGCCTGGTGTGGGCTTCATGCTGCCGGCATGCGGAGCGTCGTGTTTGGTTGGGCTGGCCATGATGGTCTCCTTCAGATCTTGCGGGCGTCGTCGGTGCGGAACACGCGGTTGTCGCGCTCATCGAGCCAGGCATTGAGCGCCTTCTGGTCGCGGGTGATGCCGAGCTTCTGCAACTGCTGCCAGATCACCATGGGGATGCGCGCGACGTGGGTGATGCCGTCAGGGTTCGGCCGGTGTTTGTCGAAGTTGGACGCGAGTTGCTTGGCGCTCTCGACAATGGGGCGGGTGTTCTGCGAGGTGATGATGACCGGAAGCCCGGTTTCGCTGTCCGTCACGATCTCGGTGGACCGCTGCGTTACCGGGTTCCAGGACTCGAAGAACGGTCTGTCGGTCATAGCGGGATGCCGCTATAAGCGGGGCGACGCGTAGTTCCGACACTCCGCGCCACCCCTGACCACGATCCTACTGGAGAGGACCGAAGCTGATGCCATCCAACGACGATGAGACGCGCAAGGCAATCAAGACCGCGTATATGCGGACTTGGGTTGCGGAAAACCGCGAGGCTCGCGCAGCCTATCAGAAGGAATACGCCCAGAAGAACCGTGACACTATCAACGAGCATAAGCGCCGGTATCGCGAGAAGAACCGCGAAAAGATTAAGGAAGCCAACCGCCGATACATCCGCGGCGAGTATGGCGAGATAACAGCCAAAGAGAAGGAACACCAAGCACGCAATCGTCTTCAGCGCGCTGTGGACTTGGAAGTAATGGCTGGGCGCCCTCGACCTGCCGTCTGCGATGCTTGCGGCGGGCCACCCGACAAGGGACGCGCGCTCCACTACGATCACTGTCATCAGAAAGGCCATTTCCGCGGCTGGCTGTGCCGGGAATGCAATCTGGCTCTGGGCAACGTGCGAGATGACCGCAATCGGCTTCTCAAGCTGATCGCCTATCTCGACAGAGCCTAGGATAACATTCCCGGACAGTTTAGCCTCCTTCCTAGCCCACAGACCTACGAGAAAACACTGGTATCATTGATTAAGGTCGAAGATCGTCGCGTGAGCCTTGGGAGCGGTAGGTCTGATGCACCCCTCGAAAATAACCCCACCTTGGGAATTATCTCCTGTCTGGGCGTAGTCCTGCTGGACTAAATCCCTTTCCGGCAACGGGGCCATCTCGACATAGTCCGTAGATACAAGCAAAATCTGGTGCGCAGGACAGAACCGATCCGGCGTCAGTTGCAGCGTGCCAAAGTTGGTGCGGTAGACATCCACGGCGCCTTGGATGGTCATCTCGCCCGTGGGACTGGCTTGCACGATATTTTGGGCGACGATGGGATTTCCGGTTCCACCTTGGCTGAGCGTCGCGAAGTAGTTCTTAATATTTCCGCTCATGATACCGATCGTTGGGTTGCCGCCGGCTTGCCAGCACTGCTGGATGGCGGCGTTGACCACGGCGAGTGTGAGGTCGAACGCGGTGCCGACCGTGCCTGCGTTGGAGCCATCGCCGATCGGCATGACGCCAGCGCCGGCGCCGCGGCTACCGAAGTTGGTGTAGCAGGGTAAGCCCGACATATGCCTCGGGTCGGTGATGGTGCGAACCAATGGGCTGGTTACTGCCAACTCCAGGTCGCGCTTCACCTCCATGGCCCTCAAAATCATGTTGCGGTTGTATTCGTCCTCGCCACCGACGACGTCCACCACACGCAGCGTGTTGGACACGCCCACTGTCCTTGCGAGAATTTGGCAGACGTTGTTGAGCCGCACCGGCTTGATGACGGCCTGCATGACGGCAGTGAAGCCTTCCGGTTGGGCGTTATCTGCGGCCGGGTTGAGCTCCTGTACGATCCACTCGGTCAGGACCTGCTTAGAACCGACGCGAGGGCACGCGCTGACCAGCGGTGTCTCGTCGGGATCGATGCGATAGATGATATCCGCGAGGTCTTCGCGGACGCCAACGGCGGCGGTCTCGATGTAAGTGCCTGCCGGTGCGGCTCCCTGTGCGGGAACAGCCATGGTCTACTCCATTGCTTAGCACGGCGCTGAGCGCCTGGTGCCGGTTGAACCAAAATTGCTGGTTCGCAATGGAGCGACTGGAGGTCGGCTCGGGCGTTTACCGCTTGGTCACCTGGTGGTGACTGCGGTGCGTGCCGGCGACCAACTTGGTCATCCTCGCGACTTCACGGCCCGGTCGTTGCTTGGTGGCTGGACCACTGCCCCCGACCGACGGGGTGACGCTATTGCTGTAGCTACGGTGTCGTCAAGCGGCTAAACGAGAAACGCCGGACAGGATGGGCCTGCCCGGCATCTCCAAGGGAGCAATGCGATGTTGAAGCTCGCACGGTTCCTGCCGCGAATAGTGGTGATCGTGGCCGTCGTGGTCAAGATCAGCATACATCGGCGGTAGGGTATGGCGCCAGTCCTGCGGGGCTGGCGCCTGCCCCTGGGATCAGTATCTGCCGCTGCCGTTGCTGCCGGCGGCTGCGGAGCGTCGGGCGCTGAGCAGGGCAGCGGCATTGCGGGCGTTGGGTGCGGCCTCGAACTGCTGCTCCATGGCCTGCACCTGGGCGGCGGGGGCTGGTGGCGGGCGCACGCCACGCACCTGTGCGGTCTGCACCGGCTGGGGGGCGCGGGTCTTGGCGCCTTCGACCATTCTGTCCCACATCATCGCTTTCATCATGCTTTCGACGTGGCGTGGATCGGAGAGCCCCTGGAGTTCCTGGCGGGTGTAGCCGCCCTTGGCCTCGGCCCAGCGGGCAATATCGCGCTGGACGGTGGCGCGCTGCGCGTCATCCCGCCAGAATTCATACTTCTCGCTGAGCAGCTTGTTGCCGGCCTCGACCTGCTGGCTCATCGAGCGCTCGTAGGCCTGCTGCTGGAGTTGGGTCAGCGTGCCGAGGCGTTGCTGCTCCGCGGTGGCAGCCTGATAGGCGGCGAACTGGCGGAGATACCCCTGTGGGTCGGTATCGATCATGGATGGGTCGGGTGGCGCGGCGCCTTGCAGCTGCTGGCCGAGCTTGGCGAGTTCCGGCTGGATGTGGGGCAAGACCGTCGCCAATGCCTCGGCCTGCTGCTGGAGTTGCTGGCGCTGCTGGGCGAGTTCCTGGGTCTTGCGGGTGTAGTCTGCGGCCTGGCCCATCGCCGTCCTGATCTGGGCGGCGGTGACGCGATGGCCGTCGATCGTGAAGACGCCGTCGCCGGCTGCGTCTGCGGCCGGTGCCGCGCCATCGGGTGCGGCCGGACTGGCCCCCTGGTCCAATCCCAGCGCCTTGGCGATGGTGTCATAGCTATCGGTGGGGGCTGCGGCCTTCCCTTCGGTTGGCTGCGCTGCGGGCTGCTGTGGGGCCGCGTTGAGACGCGCTTCGCCTGGTCCCTGTGTGACGGGATTGAGGCGTGCTGTTGCGGCGTCCTGGCGGCGTTTGGCGGCGAGCATGCGGCCGGCATCGGAGAGGCTGATGGCCTCCTGGCTGGCGGGGGCTGGTGCATTGGCCAGGCCGGCGTCGTTGGAGGCTGGCGCTGGGGTGGCTGGCTGGGCTGCTGCGGGGGTTGCCGGGGCAGCCGGTGCGGCTGTGCCGCTACTATCGCTCATTGCGAAACCTTCTGGGTGGCTTGACGATTTGGCCCGGCTCCGGAGATCCGATTGCCGGAAATGAGCTTTGCCCCCGGGTATTGGGCAAGGATTGCCTCACGAAGTTGCCGGACACCAGCAATGCCAAAGCTGTTGGCACCCTCATCGGCTCGCACATCAGCAATCTGCAATTCGCGGCGGGCTGGGTTCCATGTTGTATCGAGGCTGCCGATGTAACTCTGTTCGGGGCCACCCTTGATCAGATACGAGTGCTTATCGAGATTGTCGGCGCCGACGCCTTCCCATGAACCAATCCGCTGCAGCCTGAGTTCTGGCGCTGTGGTGCCCATCATGACGCCCTGGGCGTATTGCCGGGCTGCATCTACCATCCCCGCCTGTGTCGGCAACCCGTCATCCCCCAGCAGGCCCATCTGGCGGCTCTGCTCGCGCTGGCGGGCCATAGCGTCGGTAATCATCTGATAGGTCTGGCCGAGTGCCGCACCTTGGTCGGGGCCGGTGTCCGGTGGTGTCCCCTGCACCTGCAGCGGCTGTCCGAGCAGATCGGTGGGCGCGCCGCCGGACGCCCCTGGCAATGGCGACTGCCCGAACTGGTAGTCCGGATCGAGCAGTGACGGCATTACTCAAACCGCCGGGCGTTTTGCTCGCGCCCTTGCTCATACAGCGCGGTATCCAGCCGGGTCTTCATCTCGGTGGCCAGGAAGTCCACAGCGCGCGCCATGTGCCGGGCATCCTCGCGCTCTTTGACGTCTGGCCCATGCACGGCCTGCTGCACGGCGGCGGCACGGATCGCTGCGAGCAGGTCCATCAGTTCACGGTCCTGCAGCAGCCGATGGGCCTCGGTGCCGCGCCGCATGACCTCGTAGCGTTCTTCGGCAGAAAGTGGGTGTTGCTCGCTCACCGCGACTTGGGCGCCGTGGTTCTGCTGATGGTGGGCAGCTTGGCGGTGCCGCGATCCTTGCCGGCGCCGGATGTGCCGCCGCTGGCTGGTTTGTTCTGGCCCTGGCGTGGCACTGTCTTGGTGCTCTGCGATCCTGACGCGCGTGTGACCATGGTGGCCTCCTGATGGTTACTGCCCTGGTTGTGGTGGTGGACCGCCCGGCCGCGGCAATGACGGCCCTCCCGGTCCGAACAGGCTCTGTCCGGCGGCACGCGCTGCGATGTTCCCATACGCGCTGGGCATTTGGCCCTGCATGAGCGCCTGGCGGGTTGCCATCGCCTGCGCCGGATTGGTCGAGCCGACAGGCGGCCCCATGGGCTGTGGCGGGCGTGGCGGCATCATGGACGGCCCTGGGGCTGCCGGGGCCTGTGGCGGGCGTGGAGGCCCTCCAGGGGGCGGCTGTGGTGGCGCCGCTCCTTGGGTCGTCGCTGGCATCTGCGGGCTGGTGGGTGGCGGCAGATTGCCGAGCAGCTGGATGCCCGGCACCTTGGACGCCATCGCCTGCTGGAACTCGGTGAGCGAGGGGACCGGCGTGCCGAACTGTGCGCCGGCCACCCACGTCTTCGTCCACGCGTCCAATGCCGCTTGATCCCGCTTCAGATCATCGTCGGTCAGCATCTGCGCCCGCTTGGTCTGCTCGCTGGCCCGGTCATTTTCCACATCGGCCGCGGTCTTGCCGGCCTGCACCTGGGCGAGGATCAGCGACGGATCGGGCGGTGTCGGTGGCGGCGGGGGCGCCTGGAACCCCGGCGGCAGGGCTTTGAAGTAGGACGACACATCCGCGATATTCGCAGTCTCCAGCATCCTGCTCAGCGTGTTGCGGTATTCCGGCACCCCGACCAAGGGGTTATCGAGCCCTTGGCTGGCCATGATCATCTCTTGTTTGCCGGCGATCTGGGCGAGCATGGCGAGGCGCTCCATGGGCATGCCCTTGCCGCCGACATTGACCGAGGTCTGCCACATCACCCCGAGGGCGCGCGGATCGATCGCCGCCCATTGGCCCCTAATCCTGTACACATTCGGCCTGTCCTGGTGCCGCGCCATCATCTTGAGCAGCCCGCTATAGAGCGGCGCCAGCCCTGTTTCGGCCAGCGTGCGCGCCATCATGTCGAGGCGGTCCTGTGCGGCCGAGGTCTGTGCCGACACGGCCACCGGGGCGGTGCTCTGCAGCTCGTCCACCGTCAGTCCCTGCGACGCCCGGGTAATCCCCGTCCTGCTCTCCCGGATGGCCTCCAGGGCCTGCATCATCTCAAGTGCCGCCTGACCCGTGTACGGCTTCACCAGCTCGGTCACGGCGCCCGCCTGGGTGGTGCGGATGATGCTGCCGATCGCCGTCTGCCGCGCATCCGCGAGATTGACTTGCCCCAGCGTCACCACAGTCCGCGGGAACATGCTCTGGGCTAAACTATCCAGGGTCGCCCGCATCACCCGGCTTTCGACCCGCTGCAGGTCCATCACCATGTCGGCCTGCGAATAACCGATCAGCCGCCCGGGTTCTCTGTACGGGGTGAAACACGCCAGCGGGATTTCGTCGCAGCGTTCCCACTGGATCATCTTGGTGGCATTGCCGAGCATGTGGACGTGGATGAGTTCGGCCTTGTGGTCGTTATCCGTATCGCACCTGATCCACCCCTCCGCGTATCTACATATGCCCATACTGCGGTCGTTCGGCGGCGACGCCTTGATGTTCAGGCCCTGTGCCGGATTGCGGGCAATCATCTCACGGCGCTGCTGCGGCCGCATCATGGTGTCGCAGTAGGCCAGGATCTTGTCCTCGGGTAATCCCATTTCAATGAGATCACTGGCCGGCACATCCCGCACATGAAATATGCCGCGCGCGGTCCCGACATCGTTGGCATCGGCCACCACCCAGACGCACTCGGCCGGCACGGCTTCGACGCACGGCCAGTTCTGTTGTGCTGTCCGCGTAATGGTGGCCGCCCACATTTCGGGTGCGCCACCCTGCTGTAGATACATCGCCCCGTCGGGGGTCTTTTGCAGGGTGGAGACTTCTTCGTCCGTCATCGGGCGGCGGACGATCCGTTGCGCCTCGATGCCGGGCTGGGCGAGCAGCATCTGGAGCTGCGGCTGCAGCAGGCCCTCGCACACGTCGGTGCGGATTTGCTCGCGCTTGCCCCAGTACCAGCGCGCCCACCCTGCCTTTCTGGTCAGTGCGTCCAGCAACACGTCGTGCAGCACCTGCCAGCCGTGGTTGGCGGTGAACAGCGCCCAGCGGGCATAGTCGGTCGCCTGCTTCGACAGCGCCGTTGCCAACTGGTCGTTGCCGGTGATCTCGCTGCTGATTGGTTCAAACGACACCGGGTCCTCGACCCCGGTGAACACGCGCAGCAGACTCGGCAGCGTGCTGCGGATCGTGTCGCGGACAACCGTGAGCACGATTTGTGACCGTCCCGGCGTTTCATCACCCAATGGCCGCCCGTCGTAATACTGCGATGCCGTGATGCGTTCGCGGCTGAGGTACATATCGTACGTTTGGGCTATTTTAAAGTAGTATTGAGCTATAGCCTCAATCTCTCTATCATCCTTCCCAAGTCTTTCGAAAAGTATTTCCTGCTGCCATTTTACACCAGCAGGCTTCACTGCGGGCCGCAGTCCGGCCGCGTAACGTCTTAATGATGGTGGCAACTCCAGGTCGCCATCCGGTGGAATGTCCGCTCGCGGCTGGGGGACCAAATAAGCGAGCATTTGCTCGCTACCAAGGTTTAATCCTTGGGGTTGCATACCGCTGGGAACGAGGTTCGGAAGTGGGGGCAAGGGAGGAATACCGCCGCCCATCATTGGCGACATGATCCCTTGCGGTGAAGCACCAAGCAGTCCTGGCGGTCGCGTCGGCATAGCGAAACCGCTCATGGGCGTTTCCTCTTGGGCTGATACGACCGCTCATAATCGAGTTGTCGGCAGATCCGACATGACCGGGCGCCGCTATTAGGCGTGATGTAGGTGTTCTCCGCCGTGAACTCGTGGCCGTGCTTGCAGTGTGTCCAGTGACGCTGCCAGCCGCCGATGGCCTTTATCCGCTCTGCGGCCTGAGCCACACCAACGCCGCGCCGTAGATTTGTGCTGCGGGTGACCGCTTCGAGGTGATCCGGATTGACGCAACAGCGGACCCGACAGAGATGGTCCAGATCGAGCCCTTGCGGCACTGGCCCTTTCGCCAGTTCGTAGGCCAGCCGGTGGGCATACATCGTGCCTTGCGGCAGCCGGTATTGAGCGTAGCCAGCCGTCGAGCAGGCGCCTTCCCAGGCCCAGCAGCCGCTGAACGGCACCGGCACAGCGCGTGCCATGAGCCATTCCATGTCGCGCACCATCAGTGTCTGCGGTCCCTTCACTACATGGTCCCCTCTGCGCCGCCGCCGCCGCCTTCGCTGTGGTCGCCGCCCAGCAGCCCCTGCGGCATTTGCTGCTGGTTCGCAGCCGCCTGCTTATCCTGCTCGGCTTTGATCATCGCCAGAATGTCGGCGAGGCCGGGGAGTTGTGGCGCGCCTGCTGCGGCCTGCGGTGGGGGTGGCGCCTGGCGCCCCCACATGTCGTAGCCCGATGCGCCGACCCCTTGGGCCGCCGCTGGTGCCAACCCCGGGCCGGTGTTGAGCGAGGGTACAGGGCTTGGCGCCTGTGCCTGCGGCATCTGCCCTTGGGGGCTGCCGGTCGTGACATGCCCCCACTTGTCGTAGGTCGGGTCTGGTGCGGGCGCCTGGGCCGCCTGGGGCGCCGGGATCGGGCCATAGCCTTGTGGTGCCCACCCCATCCCCACAATCGCATTATACAGGTCGCCCTGCGTCGCTGTCGGGCCGCCGGTCGGCACGCCCAGCAGACCGGATGGCACCATGGTCCCGCTCATGTCTCGATGCCCTCCGTACCGACGTAGGGCCGCAGTTCGATGAATGCCTCAATCAGGCAGGCGACGGCAGCGGCTTTCGCCTCGTGCTTCTCATCGCGCTTTTCCTGTCTCTGTTTCGCGCGCAGCCGCTTCTCCATCTCACGCCATTCCGCTGTCTCAGCTTTGCGTATTTTACGCTCCCTGGCGTCGTGGTTCGCGATTGCCTTTAGGTGTTCCTCCGACAGTGGCGGGAAGCCAATCAGGTCATAGACCCGGCTTTTGTTAAGCCCGAGCAACTCTACAATCGCGCTCACCGGCATTTTCTTCCGCATCTTGACGACCTGCGCATACAGGGCGCGCTCGGCGTTACGCTGTTCAAGGTTCAGACCGCGCATCATTTGGGTCACGGCCTCATACCTCCACCTCTATGCCGAGATCCATGCGCAGCCCGACCTTGTCGTAGATCCCGCCGCTCATGCCCGAGCCCACCCCCAGCCCGTGCTGGCAGAACGTCAGGTTCAACGCGTCGGCATAGTCGCAGCTCGGCAGCCCCCTGGCCCGCATCGCGTTCTTGTCCTCCACCTTGAGGCGGCCGTCGCTCAGGAACGCATACCGCGGCGCCACCAGGTCATCCCGCAGCCGCTCATGCCGCGGCAGCCGCACGGCACGCGTGCTCAGCCACTCTTTCGCCCTCACCCACAACTCATCCCGCAGCCGGCTATACCGCCCGGTCGTGCTCGGGGACTCCGATACATTCACCCCCAGAATGGGCAACCCCTGCTCGTTGAGCCGATCGACCACGCCCGCACCAATCCCAATCACGTCTATACAAATCAATGCCGGCTTCTGGATCTGCGCGTCCCATTCCGCTTTTATCGCACCAGCCAGCATCATGGTGTCCAGTTGGTGGAACGATCGCGGCATCTCAGTCACCACGTTGCCACGGCGCTTAATGAGGACAGACGCATCCGTCCCGAACCGCGCGACGTCGACGCCCCACAACTCCGGCTCGGAGTGGTCAATCGCGACATCCCGCAGCATGGCACTGTCCACCAGCTCCGCCGGAATGAGCGTATCCGCATCGGCCAGCGGGAACTCGCCCAGCACCCGCACCCGATACGCATTGCTGTCGGCGCCGTAGCGTCCCGCAATCTCCTCCGCAAAGTCCTGCGTCACCCTTGGACTATCGGCATAGCCCACTTTCAGCGTGAACCACCGATCCCGCTCCAACATGAACGCCTTCCAGAAGAAGCCGCTGGACCGTGTCGGGTTGCCGATCAGCAGCGTGATCGCCCCCGCACTGCTCATGCTCCCCGACGCCGCCTCGAACACCTGTTCCGGCACGCCACTGGCCTCATCCACCACCAGCATGATGTTGTCCGAGTGCAGGCCGGCGAGGGCCTCCGGTGTTTCCGGCCTCGATGTCCTCGCGGTAATAAAACACTCCGGATTGCTCTTCAGCGTTATGTGATCGCTGGTAACCGTCCACAGATCCCGCCAGGCACTCGGCAACCGATCCAGCCATTTGATGATCTCAGGATACAAGGCGTCAAAAAGTTGGGGACTGCTGGGCGCGGTGCAGGCCAGCTTGAACGGAGCCCTGGTATTGCTGAACCACACGATCACCCACGCCGCCAGCGCGGTCTTGCCCGGCC